ATTGTCGGATCGTGAGCCCGAACGCCATCTCGAGATGCGGCTGATCCTTGAACGTCCCCCGGAAATCTCCGCCCCAAAAAAACCCGAGACGTTTAGCCTCTTCGACGACCTCCATCCAATCAGCCACATGGTCGCTGTCACCGTCACAGACCGTATCCCACGAAACAGAACGGCCGTCCGGCATGAGCAGCGCGAAGTCGATCGCGACGCCGTAGTTATGGAACGACAGACCGGGAGCTGCGTTCGATACGATCGGCCCCGGCTTCGTCCGGCCTTGCTCGTAGATCTCCGCCTGCTCCGCGAACGTGCGGAGGCCCTGCACGATGATGATATACACCCCGCGCGCGTACGCCCGCTCTACGAGCCTCGTCGCTGCCTGAGCTACGACCGGATGCAGACACGCGATCCGCCCCGCCGACCTGCTCATTACTTGCTCGAGCATTAACATATGGGATCACTCCCCTTTTTTTCTCATGCCGTCTTTGATTTCGCGAACGTCTTCGGAGATCCGTTCGTACTGCTTAGCCAGCGCTGCAAACTGCTCGGAGATGTCGTCGATAAATGTCATGAGCTTATCCTCGCGGCCGCGGGCCTCGTCTTGTGTCCGGCGCGCTTCCTTCAATTGCCATAAATAAAGAGATACGAATAACAAGGCCCATAAGCCCTGTTGCATCGCCGAATCGAGAATCCCCTGCTCCATCCCCTGTCCTCCGTCCGGATAATAAATAAGCGCCCCCGACTAGGGGAGCGCTATTGGGTGCTGCTTGCGTTAGCCGCTGGTAATCAGATCAGATCGACCTTGTTCGATAAGGTACGCGTCGATGCCCGCCTTTAAATCCGGGCGTCTGCTGATTACATAATCATACGTGTAAACCCCGTCAATAATCCGCTGCGCAAGGTATGCCGCCATGTGCTACATGCCCCCTAATAGAATCTCATCAAGTGCCTGCTCAACAAGTGCTTGTCGTGCTTTTAGCTCGTCAATTGATTGTTGTGTAGTGTCTTTTGGCGGGTCGGGAGGCTTCGGTATATCGTTCAAGGTGAATGTACCGTCAACCAATGTTACATACTTGTCAGATGGACAAGTTAGGATAATGTCTGGAATTGCTTCGATCAACAAGTATTCGCATCCGCTAGCTTGCAACTCTTCTTCGGAAACTGTCTCGTTGTGGCCTATAACCCTTTTGCCAAATAAAATTATTGCGGGCATAGTTGTCACTCCTCCTTACGTATTTGACAAATTGGTCAAGTCATATTTTATTTTGATGTTTCTTACCTTGAGATTCCCCGATCCTGTAGAGCCGCCGCGAGCTCCTTGTACAGTGAAGATTAGAGGTATTCCCGCGAAAACCTGAACCCTGTCAAGTTGAATCGTGCTGTACGTTGCATTTCCTGCCGATGCCGCAGAGGCTAGAGCCGTAAACGTGGTAGCGGTCGGAGTTACAATTGTTCCTGACGGGGTAGTCGTCAGCAAGTTAAATCCACTGGCTATAGGGGAGCCAATAAGGCCATTACCAGAAGAAATCTGATGACCAGCGGCGTCCGAATGAGCGTTAACATAGGCTTGTTCGTTTCCATCACTTCCCCAAGCTTCGACGCTCATTGATACGGCTCCATTGAAGCTCGGAATCCAATAACCTACCTGATATACCGAAGTTGATGTGCCCTGACCGTGTGTTGGTAAAACGAATTCAGTCGCCAACATCGTATTTTGAACTGTTGAGCTTGGTAGGTATATCTTATTAGGCGCCACAGCCTGCCACCCCGTTCCATCGTTGTATTCAAGTGTGCCCGCATTTACCCGAAGATCGACTCCGCCGAGGTTGCTTAATATCTCATTTTGGACGTATGCCGTAGTCGCGAGTTGCGTCGTATTTGTTCCGGCTGCCGCTGTTGGAGCCGCTGGAGTGCCCGTAAACGTCGGAGACGCGAGATTCGCTTTCAAGTTATCCGCAGCCGTCACGAAAGCCGTTGTCGCGAGCTGTGTCGTATTTGTTCCGGGAGCAGCTGTTGGAGCAGTCGGCGTCCCGGTCAATGCAGGGGAGGCCAGCGGCGCGCGCGTTGTGTCTGTTGGATGGACATGATCCTCGCGAGCTTTCTTCGTTGACACGCCGACAGCTGCGACTCCATCCATAAGCGGAGTCGCCGTCGCAAGACCATTCGTCTGCTCTGTTTGTACGTAAGCAGTCGTCGCGATCTGAGTCGTGTTCGTCCCGGACGCAGCTGTCGGAGCTGTAGGCGTTCCCGTGAGTGCGGGGGACGCGAGCGGTGCTTTGAGATTGTCCGCAGCAGTTACGAACGCCGTAGTCGCGACCTGAGTCGTGTTCGTGCCTGCGGAAGCTGTGGGAGCAGTCGGAGTCCCTGTCAGCGCCGGAGACGCGAGCGGAGCGACGACGCTCGTATCGGCCGCGATCGTCAGTTTATCGAGCCCGGAGTCCGGAGTTAACGTGACGCCGGATCCGGCCGCGATCTCGAGCGTATCCGTCGCGGTATCCGCTGCGATCGTCGTCGCGCCGACTTTGACATTCGCGAATGTGTTCTGATTCGGCTGCGCCCCTGCTGTGATTCCGTCGAGCTTCGTTTTATCCGTGCCCGACAAGAATCCAGCAGCTCCGCCCGCGACCGCGTTTCCGTGCGTATGGCCGGACGTGGCCGCGCCAATGTCCGCTGCAGCTGTTGGCGACGCGTTAACCCATGCCGTGCCGCTGTACCGTTTCAGGACATGCGGCGTGACGCTCGTATCGATCCATAAATCGTCTGCGACCGGAGACGACGGAGCTGCCGTCGCCTTCTTGATATCCTTCTGAGCGTTCGCGTCGATCGTGTCGAATATCGTATTAAACGCCGTCCGCGTGACGTTCTCCGTCCCGAGCGGCTTAGGAATACCGAGCTTAGCTGTATTTGTCGGCATGTACTAACCCCCTATTCATTGTCTGTAAGTCTCGAACGCGTTCCACGTCAGGGCCTTACCGTCGAGCGTATTCCACGAAAAAGCGTAGGAGTCGAGCTCGTCGAACGCTAGATACGTGAAAATAAAGTCAATCCCGAGATGAGCCGGAATGATGTCCCGGAGCGCTTGCTGCGTATCACTTATGTTCGACGGGATCCCTCGCGTCCCGATGAACGTGATCCCGATCGTGTACGACTTTCGAGGCTCGAATGACGTTGCAGCCGCGCCTAGCTCGATCTGCGGATTTGAGAATACGAACGTGCCCGCCGCGGTATTCGTGGCGATCAGTTTGATATACTTCGTCCTCGCAGGCGTCGTAATCGACGTTCCGCTCGGAATGAGTGCGCCATTGTTGGCCGATCCAATCCAATTCGAGTTTTCGTCCAAATAGTCGATTGCGTATCCGCCGCCGGATGCCACCGGAGAGAATGAAAGCGTGTATGTTGTATTAGGCGCGGCAATAGCCGAATACACGGAGCTCATCGTCGCCGACGTCGCCGTCAGCGTCATGCCATAGTCGCCCGTCGCCTGCGCGTTCTTTGTGACCCCGTTCACCGCGTTCAGAACGATTTCGAGCTCGACATAATCCGTGTTGACCGTACTCGCGATTATGGCGTTATTTGCCGCTGCTGTGAATTGCCCCGTAACCAATGCCGCCGACTGCGTGTAAGACGTTGAACCTGTCGGCGTTTGCAGGCGCGTGTTGTTGTCCGTGTATGTGATTTGAAGCTCGACAAAGTCCGTGTTTATCACACTTGCAGTCGTGCCGTCGCTGGCGTCCGCGTAAGCTAGGAAATGGCAAAAGCCGTTAGCGTCGACCACTGTCGGCATGTCCACAGAAACAAGGGAATACCCAATTTTTGACACTGTACCGGATGTGTGGGAAGTCCCTGCTGGGTACGCCGACGTACTTACATTCCAGCGCGCTAATGTAGCTTTATTTCCCGCTGGACCCGACCCATAGCCGTACCAATTCGCTGTAAGATTCGTCATATTCGCTTTCAACCATGTAACCTTCGCCGCAACGTCTGCGCCGGGAATAGCCGACCCTCGCCGCTTTTCTGTGATTGCGATTAGATCGAAGGAAAATAGCTGTTGAGAGATGAACCCCGCGCCAGCCGATGACGCTTGCGGATATAGCGCCCCGTTAAGCGTGGACATTTGCGTATACATGGTATTGTCGGCCTCGACGGTAAAGGCGGACGGCGCAGTAAGCGCGGTCTGATTCCCGAACCGCTTAGAAATATTCGGATTCGACACAACCAATTGCACGACGTCCACAAGCAACTCGACATAATCGGTATTGATCGTGCTTGCTGTTGTTCCGTCGCTGGCGTCCGCGTAGGCAAGGACGTGCATAAAACCGCTGGAATCGATGATAGCTGAAATTGCCGTTGTCGTAGTATAGGGAATCTTTTGTACGGCTCCGCTTGTGTGCGACGACGCCCCGCCCCATGCTGAACCCGTCCATACGGCGAACGTCGCTTTATTCCCCGCTGGCCCCGATCCGTACCCGTACCAATTCGCTGTAAGCTTGGATACGTTAGCCTTCAACCATGTCACTTTTGCCGCCGTTCCCGCTCCCGGAATCGGTACGCCGTATTTCCGCTCGACGATGGAGATCAGATCGAAGGAAAATAGCTGTTGACCTATTGATCCAGCGCTGAATGGTGCTGTAATCGCCTTTGACCCGTCAAGTGTGGCGATAGCGGTATAGGCGGATGTGCCAAACTCGCTCCACGTGCCTGTCGGCGCTTGTAGCGTGGATTGCGACGATCCAAAAGTTTTGTTCGGATTCTCGACCGTGCTTGCGCCGATTTTCCCGACAAAGTTATTCGTCAGTGTCTCCACGTTGCCCGCGAGCTTGCCGACAAAGTTTTGTACCTCTTGTTTGGCGATATAAACACGCATGGACGTAATACCAAAAGGAAAGGCAGGCGTTGTAACGTTAATGTTTTGGCCTGCCGTAATCGTGACCGCCGTTTCCGGACTTGGTAGCGTCTCGCCGTTAGCGTTAGTCCACGAATAGCGGACGTAATACGTTCCCGCCGTCAATGCGCTGCCGGAACCGGATGCCGTCAATGTCGGCGCAACTGTCGGATTTGCGGAGAGTGCGGCGGCGTCGGAATAGGCAAGGTAGTGCCCGAAGCCGTTCGCGTCAATTAAACGACTTTTATTTGTCGTTTCAGCAGCGGAAATTTTGGTAACATTCGCACTTGTATGCGATCCCCAAGTGTTCCAACTAGACGTATCGGCCAGCCATTCAGCTAATGCCGCTTTGTTACCCGATGGGCCGCTACCATACCCGTACCAGTTCGCATTCAGTTTTGTGACGTTCGTCTTCAGCCATGCAACTTTTGCTGCCGTGTCTGCGCCGGGAATCGTGATGCCATATTTTCGTTCAACGATATCGATTAGATTGAAAGAAAATAGCTCCTGTGCCTGCGCCCCGGAATTTGTGTTACTAATTCCTGCTGTCGATCCGTCCAAAACAGCCGCTAAAGAATAACCGCCCGATGTCTCGGAAAATACCGAGCTGCTCGGCGCTAGTAATCCCGTTGACGGGTTTCCGTTGTTGTGCTTGAATACGTTTGGATTCTCGACTGTGCTTCCGGATACTTTGCCGACGAAATTCGCCAGCGTCGACCCCGAGGCATACAGTGTCCAGTTTGCAAACGGAGGCAACATGTTTTTGACATACTCCGAGACCGCGACCTCGCCGCCGTCGTACGTCTCGGCGACCTCTTTGATTAGGGATACCGTGACCGTACCGACGCCCCGCTGCTTCGATAGGAGATTAGCGCGGCGCTGCTCATACGTGAGGGCTGGATTCGTCGGGACCTCGAACAGCTTCTCCCAGCGATCCAGCCCCCAAGTTGCCGAGCTGATATAGAACTGATCGAGCACGTCTTTAACCGCGGCGTCGAGCTGTTCGAAATCCTCCGACTCTGGATCGACGATCGAGTCGACTGTGAGCGAGTCAGAGTAATACTGCGGGAGGTAGTCATTCATATCCCGCTTTATATTCCTGCTCATGCGAGCGTCACCGTCCCGATGACCGCGACGGATCCGTCAGCGACCGTAATATTTGAAGTGCCCCCGTTAACCGTCAAAGACGAGTAATCGAGTACGCCGACAGTATCGAGCAGCACGTTCGAGATCCGGCTGTATCGGACGATAGGATCGACGAAAGCCAGCCCTGCGAGATAGTCGACGATCCCCTGCATGATAACAGGCTGCACCGCGGCGAGCGTATAGCCGGACTGCAGCGAGAGCGTCGCGGAGACGTTAATCACGATCTCCGGAGCTGCAACGACCGTCACGGCCGCGCCGACAGGGCGATTCGCCTCGATATAGGCTGCGACCTCGGACACCTTTGCAGCGTCCGGCGAAGTGCTCAGATCGTCGAGGAGGACGACCTTTACAGTCCCGTCCCCGGCCCATACCGGATATACCTTCGCGTCCTTAATCCCCGGGATCTCCTTCGCCCATTGCTTATAATGATTTGCGTTTCCACTCGTCGAAGGGGTAGCAATCCGAGCGCTATAGCGTCCGAGCAGATCCTCGTCCGCCTCTTCGTCTACGCCGCCTGTAAATGCAGCCGCATTCGTTACGCTGGAAACGCCGACGATATCGCCGATAGTTAACTTGATTTGTCCGGCCGTTACATCACCGGAGACACCCGGGATCTCGGCCTGCGCTGTTACCGTTACGGATCCGCCCGTAATTGTCCCAGATGCAGTCGTTACGAAATAAAGAGGCGTGTCCGAGTCCGTCGATACGCGCTGCCCGACCGGGATAACGAGGCCATTCGTACCTGTGAACGTGACCGACCCCGTCGAGCTCTCTGCAGGCTTTCGCGTTATCCCCATCTCAGCGACGCGTCGATCGAGGTAATCGCCGAATGCGGTATCCGCGAAACCCTTATCGAGTAGGCCGTCGAGCTCGATGTAGTTCAGCGCGAGCTCGATAGCTGCAGGCGAAAGCATATCGTAAACGACGGATCCCTGTCGGGTATCGACGGACGGATCCACTTTCCCTAACATCCGAGCGAGGATCGCGTCCTTTGTCTGTGTTTCGTAGGCCATGTTAGAGAGTCACCTCCTCGGAGATAGTCGTTCCGTCTGTTGTAGCAATAGAAAAAGAGACGAACATTTTGTCGTCTCCCGGATCTTTCGTTATTGAAATGTCGAACACGTCGGCGATCCGCTCGTCATAAATGAGCGCCTCCCGGACGATCCGTGGGATCTCGTTCTCTAGCAGCTCGTTCGTGAGATCCTGCCCGAGCAGCGTCTCCATCTCGGATCCATATTCCTTGTCATATATAAGGAACCTATATCGCGCTGTTACAAGCGCTTTGCGGATAAACTGCCTGATTGCAGAGTCGCCGTCGATAACGGATCCCGTAAACTCGCCGGAATCGAAATCGAACTCGTATGTCCGGCTCGGAATGACTTCCGGCGATACGATCGTAATCCGATCCGTCGGGGTAGATAGCGGAGATAGTGCCATAATTAAACCCCCACCCTATCGAGAATAATGTAAGACTGACCTTCCTTTACGGAGGCGACGATTACGCGATCTCCGACCTGCAGCTCATCCTTAAACTCGATCGTCGAGTCGATCCCTCCGTTAATACTGACCGTCCGCGTGTACTGCGTCAGACGTTCAGCGACGATCAAGTCATCCGCCTCGAGCTCGACGGACATATTATCGATCTTGATCTTTAAATCCGGAGGAGCAGCCGTGACCGTCGCGAGCTCGATGTCGATACCCTTATTAAAGCCGTGGATCCTCATCAGTTGCACAAGCTGCGAGGCCGGGGATCCTTCCGGCTGGAATGTCCGAACTGTCATATTGAGGGCTCCTTTACTTTAGAAATTCGAACCGTGCGAGAGGATCCGCGCTCGACTTCGGTTTTGTCGTCTTCTTCTTCGAGGGCGTTTCCTCCGGAGGTGGCTCGTATTCCATCGTCGGGAGATCGTCCGTCGCTGATAGCGTGATCGACATCGTATGCAGGCCGTTAACCCAGCTATGGGAGTCGGCGCTCACGTAATAGCTGCCGCTGATCCCGGTCATCTGCTCCCGAACGTACACCGCGGATCCAGCATAAACGGACGGGATCCCGAGACAATTCAGGCTAGCCTCGTCAGAGACGACGGCGAGCTGTTTCAAGAGCTGCCGCGCGAGCTGCTCGATCTGCGACTGCGTGACATCGCCGGACGCATTCTCGAGGTGCTGCATGATCCCGAACTTACCGATCAGCGTATCGTCCTTTACTTGCGCGACGATCTCTTTCCGGTCCTTTGTTTCTCCGACGACCTTAACTTTCGTTTTCATCTCCTCGATCGATGTCGAGTAACTCGCGTCAAGAATGTTCGTCCCATTCTCGAGGATCCAGTTCGCGACGATATTCTTACGCTCGGAGAGCTGCAGCCTGCCGCCCTTCGAATAGAGGAAGTATCTACGGCCCGTTTGATGGTATGTCACGGTTAACGCCGTCACCATCATGTCGAACAGCGTTTTGTCCCGGAGGATCAGTTTAGGGATTACGTAGCCCGTATCCGCGATTGTGCCGACCGGGATCCCGAACTCTCGGCATAGCGCCGATATAATATCGCTCGCCTTCTTCCCGGCGAAACGCTTCGAGTCCGTACTCTTCGTGAGATAAATATTCTCATCGTATGCTGTGATGCTGTATTGCCCGTTCAGGCTGATCCGGTCCGCGAACACGACTCCCCGGAACAGCTCCTCGCCATCTTCGAGGAAACGGAGCTCGCTGCCCCTAGCGACAGTAAAAACCTGCGTACGGCCGTCCGTGGTATTCGACAGGCTGACCTCCAATTTACGCGAGGCCTGTTGCGTATCCCCGGACCATGTGACCGAGGATAGCAGCGGATCGAGGTAGAGATCCTCTCCGCCGTTGTTTACGATAACGGAGATTGTCACGGGATGACCAGCTCCATACCAATAACAAGGAAATTAGGATCCTTGCCGATCTTCGCTTTATTCGCTGCATAGATCGCCGACTGCTTGGATCCGTCCCCATAGATCCGCTGAGCGATCTTCCATAACGAATCCCCGGAAACGACTTTATATGTCTTCGGCTGTACTTTATCGCTTGGACGCTGCGTCGTCGATTTAACGGAGGCGCTCGCTGTCGAGATGCTCGTCACGCGCTTAAACTCAACGAACACGTACTCTTTCAGGGAGATGTCGAAATAAATGTCGCCGGGACATCCGCCGCGCTCCGGATCGTAACTAAAGTCTCGGATCGTTACCGCGATATTGATCGGCGTCCCTGTGACGATGAGACGGCAAGGACGGCGCGACTCGATCCATTTCTCGATGAGATTAACGTAATACCATGGATCATGCAGATTCGAATACTCACAATAGGAGTAGTTGTAATCGCGAGGAAAGAACGAGGAGAACGAGAACTCCCGGAGCTTCGGATCCCCGAATACCGTGTACTCGCCGAGGCCGTTTACGGTTATATCTTGAACTCCGTTTGATCCGGAGATTTTGATCGATGGAGGATTAACCGGAAACCATAACACCTCTGCCCCATTGTTAAACTTTAGCCAGAATTGGATAGGATTCGCCATAACTTGCCTCCCCATTAAAAAAGTAAAATCCGAACGATCTAGGAGCCGGTTACTGTCGAGTGTTCGTGTTTAGCGAAATATCGATAGACTCCTGGCCTAAGATCGTTCGGATTTTTATGACATTTGCCCGCCAGCTTCGGAGACTCGACGGGCGATCTCTCTCATTAGATCATCGGCCATTTGCGCGACATTACCGCTCGCGCCGTTAATATGAACGTCTCCAAACGTGAACGAGTTACCTCCGCGGCCGTTACGCCGATCGTCGGCCTCGCTCGCTGTCAGGACCGCCTCGTCCTTGTGTGCCCGGATGAGATAGCCGTTGTATGGTACGCGATCGATGCCGCCCGACTTCGAGTTGGGCTGCTCGTCCGGCAGCGATCCCCCGAATGAGATAATCTTAACAATCTTAGGTCCGAGCTTATTCTCTGCGTCCGTAACCCATTTGTTCAGACCGGAATTTTTGTACTGGTCGACGACGTTCTGCGTCGCACCGGAGGCCGTAGCCGCCGAGGCTGCAAGAACCTTCACCGGGAGAGGACCGGGAGTCGCTGCTCCGACCGCCAATCCGCCTAGAATCGGATGATCCTTAATTATCCCGTTCAGTCCGTTAATGAGGGCGTTCCCTAGATCTTTACCGATCTGAGTCGCCGCCGTTATGATTGGTTTTGACGCTCCTTTTAACGCTGTGCCGAGGAATGATCCGATCTTATTCGCGATATTCGTTAGATCTTGACTACCCTTATCCGCATACCACGTATTAAACGCGTCCATGATCTTCTGAAAGACAAAGTTAATCTTTGCCGGAATCGTCGGAAGGTTTTGGAACTCCGGATTATTCAAGAAATGGGAATTGAAATAATTCGTCCCCGTGTCGACCATTCCCTGAATTGCAGCCGTTATCTGCGGCGTGTACTTCCCGACGAAATCAGCTGCGCGTGTAGCAAGATTTTTAATGATCGGCATAGTCGGGAGAAGCGCTGAGATCTGCAGCGTCTCTAGCGCGCCCTTAAACTGCTCGACGGCTCCTGCCGCGTTGTTCATCTTCTGCTTAGCCATCTCGAGCGCGTTCGTCTTCGCCATTTCCGTTTGGAACTTTTTAACGCCCTCGGCTCCCTGCTCGAACAGTATTTGTCCGGCCCGGATCCCGTCCTGTCCGAAAATTTCTTTCAGGACGTCGTTTCGCTGTTCTTGATTGAGCTTCTTCAACGATACCCGGAGCGTGTCGGCGATGCTTGCGAGATCCTTGATCTTGCCGTTCTGATAGAACGCGTTCCCCTTCTTCGTAACAAGACCGAGTTTATCCATGAGTGCGATCTGTGTTTTCGTCGTCGGCTTCAAATACGATAGGAACGTTTTCAAGCTCGTACCCGCGTCGCTAGCTTCGAGGCCTGCATTCGTAAACAAGCCGATCGCGGACGCCGTATCCTTGAAGTCCAGACCTAAGCCGTTAGCGACAGCACCGACCGCTGAGATCCCGTATTTCAGTTGAGCGACATCCGTCGCGGCTGCGTTAGCCGTACCCGCGAGAATGTTCGCCGCCGTGGCCGCACCGTTTACGCCCTTTAACGATTGGTCATTGCCGAACGCGTTAACCGATACAGCTAGAACCTCAGCGGCTTTCGCGACATCGACCCCGCCAGCTGCAGCGAGGTTTAGTGCGGCCTGAGCTCCGCCGTTTAGCACGGACTGTAACGGCATACCAGCTTTAACGAGCTCCTCCATGCCCTGCGCTGCCTCGAGGGCGGAATAGGAAGTGGTCGCGCCGAGCTTCAACGCGAGCGCCTGTAGACTCCCGTAGGCCTTACCGCTCTTGTCAATGTTTCCATGTAGATCCTGAAATCTGCTGTCGAGCGACGCGATCGAGTCGATCTGCTTTTCGAACGCCATCGCTTTATCGAGCGAGTTAGCCACGACAGCAACGCCGCCGACAGCAGCGCCCAGCCCTGCCAGCCCGGTCCCGATACTGCCGATCCCAAGGCTGATCCCTCGGAGTCCCTTCGTTGCCTTTTTGAGCGGATCCGTCATGTTATCGACGAGCCGCAGCCTTGCGACTAAATCATATGCCATTTATTATCTCGACCTCCTTTCCGCCTGTTTTCGCGCCTTCTCTTCTTCCTCGAAAGCGATCTGCATCGAGGCGTACATAAACGCGCGAGCACCGTCAGGAGCGTTATATACCTCATGAGGAGGAAGGGAATGCCGCTGAAAAATAACATGGAGCAGCAGCGCCTCCCCTCCCTCCTTGATTAGTTTTTTATGTCGCGGATCCGCTCGTCTTGATCGAATCCAGATACAGACATAATCTCTCCGGCGAGGTATGCTTTTTCACCGTCGAGCAGACGTTTAGCCACAACGTCGGAGGCTTGATTCGTTTCGTATTTGGCTAACAGCTGAGGATCACTCCAATTAGGAACGATACTCGCCTCAGCGATTACTAACGACGCAAACAGCTCCTCGTCGATTACTTCCCTCTTGCCGATAAAATGGGTAGCTTGCATACGAAACTGTTTTATCTCTTTGAGACTGATAGCTCTAACTCGGAAATCCACCCCGAATCGCTTCATCGGTACGACAGCCTCCGGCGTCGCCTCTGCGTTCAGTAGTGCGTCTAGTACGTCATTAGTAATCTTTTTGTTAGCCATTAATAAAGAACCCCCATAGGTTTAATAGATTTTTGAGACAAAAAAAGAGGGAGCGAATTATGTCGCCCCCTCGATGGATTGATATTAAACTCCCCGGATCGTGTCCTGCAGCTCGTAGCCCGTGAACGTGAAAGGGAGCTCCTCCTCAACGATGGAGTTTAGCTCGTATTTCATGAGCGGAATCTGATCGAACGTTACGCCTTTCAGTCGGACGCTCATCGCGCCGAATGCTTCGGGATCGTCGAGCTTCATCCGGAGCTCAGTCGCGAACGCGCCGGAACGATCGTTCGCCACTTGCCCGATCGCTTGGATCATATCCGACGTCACTCGATAGCCGGAGATGGTTCCCGTACCTTTGAGGCCCGTTACCTTCTGCGCTTTCCAGCGAGTGCCCGCGCGAGAGACGTCCTCCTTTTCGATCTCGACCATAGCCTCCGCCGACTTGACGTTCGTCAACCAACGGCCGTTAGCGTCGAACACGGATCCGAACGAGCCGTTAATTACTCGGCTTGCGTCGAGAGGGGAGGACTGTACCGGAATTTGTACCTCTGCCATTAGTTAGCACCCCCTACGTTAATCGTGAGGAAAATTTCCTCCATGCTGTCGACCTCGACGAAACCGATCGCGAGGAATACCTGATCGCCGACCGATTCGAAATTCGGATCCAAGCCGACCGAGATGCTGTCCGCGACGAGAACGTTCGAAGCTGCCAGATCCTCGAGATATTTCGAGATCGCGCTGATAAGAGCCGCTTGACCGTCTGCGTTATTGTTGAGCTTGCCGATATAGCTATCCGAGCCCGTTTTCGTGATGTCCGTGATAATCGCCTGTTCCGCGCGTACTTTGCGGATCTTCGATTTATCCGTCGTGATACCGCGCTCGACCTTGACCTTTTCGCCATCGTTAACGAGGACGAACGAGCCTGCAGCGAGCGCCGTTTTAATCTCCGTGTTGGTCATACGACGAGTAACGTCATCGACCGGGATCGGCGCGTACGTCGTGCTCTTGTTCAGGGCTTGACCTGCGACAAGACCCGCGACATACGGCGCGTATGCGGCCGAGCTGACCGTCACACCGCTCTCGATAACGCCATTAATGAGGTTAATCGAGTATTTGTCGAGAAGCAGCGCCGAGCGCGTGTTTCCGAGTGCTGGATCCGCGTCATCGTCTGTCGATACGCAACCGAACACGATGAGGAAATGATTACCCGCGTCGCGGTTAGTCTTCATCCATGCAAGGCCCGCAGTTTGTTCCACCGAGGAAACAATCCCGTCATATGCGAACACATTAAAGGAACGCGCCTCGAACTTGCTGCGCGCTTCCGCGTATGCAACCGCCTCAGTGACGCCGCCCGTAATCGCCGGGAGCGTCCATACGAGGACCTCTTTAGCGCCGCCTTTAAGTGCCCGGACGACAGATGCCACGTTAGCCGAGCCGAACAGGGTGATCGCCTGTTTCTCGCTAGTGACGGAATAGAATGTTTTTACCGCTGCAGTCCCGCCCGAGAATGCTTTTATCGGAATCGCCACAATGCCCCGCGCGCCGCCCTGAATCTGAGCAGCTGCAGCCGTTACGAAATTAGCGTAAACGCCTGCGCGCGTAGGCAGGGCCGACGGATCCCATGTACCTCCTGCCATCGTAAATCCCCCTTAAAATAAAAATCACACGCCGATAATTAGGCGCGTGTTGATCTGCATGATCTTTTGATACGTTTCCTGATCCCTTGCCTGCCGAAGCTCTGTCGGCATGACTCCCACGATCGAGAACAGACCGGACTCCGTTTGGACCGGGATCCCGAATCCGAACGAGTTGATCCGGATATACCGGAGCGAGCCGTCTGTTAACGGAATCATGGCGTCCCTGTTCATACACTTTCGAGCGAGCTTATCCATCTTATCGAGAGCGTCTCCCGGATCGTCCGTAAAATAAACGATCTGATAGTCGCGCTCGATCTTGAACATGAATCGGCTCTCCGTCTCGAGATCGTTGTTCTGTGCTCGAATGACGAGTGTATTCGTTTTGGGCTCTTTCGGGATATCATATTTGACAGCGGATCCGGAGAACTCCGTCGAGATCGCGGAGGCTACCGAATCCAGCTCGGTTATAAAGCTCATCGGATTAACCCTCCCCTAGAATCCTCGGCCGCGGATTTTCTCCCTTATATCGTCCTCGAGCTGCTTGATCCATTGTTTCTCGTTCTTCTCTGCAGGGATATCTAGGAATCGGCCCTCGGTCCCCGACGTGCTCCCTTTAAACGAGTCGCCCTTTTCCTCGTGGATATAATAGGCGTAGTTAAAGCGGCCCCACTTGTCGGACACCTCGATCGCGCTTGCGCTGATCTGTCCCTCGATATTGATCCCCTTAGTCCCTTTATGGCTGGTCCGATAATGGATCGAACGTCGGAGAGTGCTCTTATCGAGAGGAGCAATATTAATAGCCTCGCGCTTCCAATCATCCATAATATCATGCAGACTCGAACGAGCTGCGACCGCTATCTCGGCGGACATCGCATCGAGATCCTTCGTAAACTTCGAGAGATCGAGTACGATTTCTTTTGCCACGTAATCTCCCCCTTACACATAAACGACTGTTAGGATCGCCTTACCGTTAAGCCCACGCTTTATATCGACGTTTAGTGGCTTCCATGTTCTGACGTTTCCCAGCTCGTCTGTAAATGTGATCTCGTCGTCCATAGAGATATCGACGAGTTTATCGAGGTATATCTGAGCCGAGCTCACGACCTCAGCGTTCGTCGTCATGCCTTGCGAACGGCTGCGGATAAGCTTCGTCCCTTCCGAAATCCGGCATTTCATCGAAACAGGATCCGAATAAACCGGACGATTGAAGCGATCCATAGACTCCGCGGCCTTTTTGATCGTTATCGTCTGCTTTAATGGGATAATGGCCATTTAACGAACCCCCCGTCCGATCCGCCGGACTCGGAGTGTTATTCCGCCGTTTGCCTCGCCGATTAAATCGACGACAGCCTGCGTCATAAGCAGCGCGAGATCCTTCGTGCCCCCGACCTCTTTAAACTGATAAGAGATCCCGGCGACAGAGAATCCGGCGACTCCGTTCTGTGCGTTCTTGTTCGTGTCGTTAAACTTCACCGACAAGACGTTCGCGAACTCATAGACCGCATTTTCCGGGATGATGTACTCCGGGAAACGCTTTGTCATCGTTCGCTCTGCTACATTGAGCAGCCGCGTTTTGCGTTCTTCATCGCTGTCGATCCAATCCTCGACGTCCAAGCATTGCGCGCGGATATAAGCGTCCGCGTCCGTAATATTAACAGCCATCGCTGCGCCTCCTTATTTCGCGGAGGACTTCGCTGCAGGCTTCTCCGCTTTTGGTTTTGGCTCGTCGACG